GATGTATCCCTCGCTTCATTGTAAAGGGATGTTACCATCTGGCGGGTGTCTATGAGTGTATCCCGTATATACTCAAAAGCCTGGAGTGTTCCTGAGTTAGATACACCCTTGATCTTTGGTGGTGTCAGTCTATCTAGGTCTGTCTGGGACACTGACCCGTTATCAGCCTTCTTCATAACAGCCCTCACTACATACGCGATCGATAAGAGCTCCTGGAACTGTGATGCCCTCAACACCAACTCACCTAAGGATGCTTCGCTCTGGTCAGACATTTCCGCAATAGCATGCCGTGCAGACTTGACAGATAGCTGGGTCTCCTTGGTACTGCGTCGGACCGGACGCTGGGTTGCTAGCCTGATTAGGGACATGGTTATGTTGCTGGATCACTCTCTTTCTTAGGCCAGCCACTTAGCTCACAAGGAGAACTTCAGTCCGTGCTAGAGCTCTTCAATTGAGTGTCTGTAACTCAATGTAGCTAGGTATGTTCCAGTGTGAAGTTATATGTGAGTTTAGTTAAATCAGTTTCCTCAGAAGGAGAGGTAGCGTATAACCAACCGGGTATGGATGTTGTTAAGTAGTGGGTCCCCCAGTATTTCGGCCTCTGCGGAATAGGCTCAGTGCACTCTTCATCTCAGGTGAAGTTTCACTGTCATGGTCAGACAGGGTATGACTATGGTCCAGGGTCGGGTCATAGTCCACAATGTGTCCGCTATCATCCCTACTAGGAGGTTGATCAGTCGCTGCCAATTGACTCATATCATCATCATCAGGCAGGTCCTCTATTTGGTGGAAAATGCTTCTGAGTGGGGTAGAGGCATCCTCCAGTTCTGCAGTGTAATCTTTAACCTTGAGGTCGACAATTGGGCGGTCGATGTCTTGGCTCTCCAAAGCTATGGAGAGAACTCCCCCAAGGGTGCTCTGAAGAGATGATGCCTCATTAGTCAGATGAGCAGTGAAGGAAGCAGCCGCCCGGATCTTTTGAAGAATAAATGAGGTCATCTCGTCCGCTGAATGCCTAGAAAGGTCAGCAACAGGGACACCTGGGTCCTCCGCACTCGCCCCAAATATTGTTCCTATCTTAAGGAGTCCATGGAGTTGAACGTTTAGTGCACCGTCAACAGCCGCTAGGAGGAGAAGACGGTTGCTGGCAACGGTCCTCCATTCTGATGCAGAAGCCTGGGCTACATTGAGTTTCCTCAAGGTCTGTTGCAGCATCTCTTTGTACCTTGATGCAGACATAGTACTTCCGACTGGCAAGAAGGAGGAAGTCAATTCTCTTAAATTTAATCCAAGAATTGGGTCAAGGTACATGTGTTGAGTCTGATGTTTTCAAGGTTTGTTTGAATAGTAGGTCAACTGTCGGAAAGCGTCGTTCGAGATAACGAGGAGGTTCCTGCTGGGCAAACTGGGGTAGGCGTTAACTAAGGCCAAGGGAAGATAGACAAAGACATGTGCGGAGTGTCCGCTACGTAGCAGGGATCACCAGGCCTTGAGTCTTCTCATTCGCCTAGTCCAATGTCAACGGGCTCTCCACCAACTCCAACCTCTTCAAGCTCCTCAGTCTCAAAACCGTACCTTTGTTCAAGTTCGGTCAACCTTCCCTCCCTAATCCTGTTCCTCCTTTCTCGCTCTTCCATAAACGCTTCAACAATAGCGACATACGCATTTGAACGGTAGAATTTCTTGATATCCTCACCGATTTCCTCGGCAACCTCAAGAGCACACGCGACTAGCGGCTCTAGTTCCTTACGGGGGAAAATCGGTGACTTATCTCCGTAAATGAGTTTGACGTAAGGACGTAGAACAGGATCTACCTTAATGAGTGCAGTAACACTGTCTTTATAGATCCCGAGAGGGGTCCGGAGAACTGGGATCTCGGTCACCCAGTCGTAGGCCTGCAGGAAGTTCATGGTGATCTTTGCATGGTTCATCCCACTCCACTGGAGAAGGTGCATGGTGGTGTAAACCAGGTCTTGACCGAAGTTGGTGTCAGACTGGGCATACTGCGCAAACTCTGTAACAACGACTGCCCGGAAACCAGAGAGTTCCGCCCAGGCACTATTAATAGGAACGTGGCTCTCATCACTCAGACGAAGATCCCCATCCAAGAACGCAATTGGCTGATTGATGTGGGCCTTCCTCTTGATTGCATCTGGTCGTGCCCCAGATAATGCAGAATGGTCATCCCCCTCAACACGTTTCCCCATGATAAATAAGACTATGGAGTAGTGCCCTATGATTACCTTGAGTGCCCATTGTTTGTTGGCGGTGTTCCACTCCAAAGAAGGATTGATAGCAGGAAGGCCGGGGACAATTGCAGCGGGAGCCATTCTAGCTACAATGTCCGTGATCTTGGGTTCATCCTGCGCTTCCAATGCTTCCTTAAACTCCTGGTATAAGTCCGTGATAGCCTTAACTTGGGCGTCAGTAAGTTGAGAGACAGTAAAAACATTTGCCGACAGTTTGGACTGGAAACCTGGGAACAGTGCCACAGTGTAGACTGCAATATATGCTTTCCAAGCATTGAGTGATTTACTCTCGGACGTCCCGCTGCACATGATCATGAACAGGAAAGCTCGTCGGGTGTCATCAGAAGCAGAAGGAGGAAGAACAGGAACAATAACTTTCTCCACGAGGCCAACAGCCATCAGGCCTCCCTTCCTGACTTTTGGCTGAACAGCCGAAGCAGTGAAGACACCGGATTTAAGTATAGCCTCCATGTTTCGATCTTGTGGGTGAGTCTTAGGGTTGACGATCGCGTGGTTATGTGGTTCGGTGCGGTGCTCTACCTTGTGAATAGCAAAT